GCCATTGCTCGTGCAAGACCTTTCGCACGAAGTTTGGCAAACGTATCATACAGGTTATCTTCCATTGCTTCTTCAGTGATAGCAAAGGCAAGCGCAACGGTTTCCGCTGTGTAACGGGCCGTATAACTTTCCTGTGCATCATCATAAGAAACGCTGGCACCTTCGCCCTTGGTCGGGGCCGTACCGAAACCAGTGAAGAGTACTTCTTCTTCAAAGGCACGATCCGAGTTCTCGATTTCAAAGAGAGGCTGATGTTCGTTGTTAACCTCTCCGTACTCCATTCCAAAAACGGCGTTAAGTCCAGGAAGGAGTTCTTTGCTAATACTAGCTCTATTAATAGCCATGATTATCCCTCCTTATTAAGCCGAAGAAGCCGTAGCCGTTACATAGCGATCTCGGTGCATATTCAACCAGACCTCTACAATTGGATAAGCGTCCGAATCCTTTTCATCAGGATACTTGGCTTTACCAACGACTCGTACTTGCTTTGCGGTTTCAGCACCACTGGCACCATCAAGGTAGTAACTGGACTGACCAGTTGTAGTACTACCAGAACTTGCTGTGGAACTGACAGTTACATTATAATTCTTTACAATTGCCAACTCAGCAGCCGACAATGATAAAGAAGCTTGGATGTAATAAGTCTGATTAGGATCAGTTATTACAAAGAATTTTACGTCCGTGGCACTTGTACCCCCAGGCCAATAGCGGGAGAACTTCTGTTCGCCATTTTCTACATATTGACAACCCATGAAAACACCAGAAGGCTTAAGAGTCGCTGCAACATATGGTGAAATAGTTGCAAAGTTAGCCCCTGGCATAACCACTGGATCACCAGTGAAAATACTATTTGACGGTGCCTGCGCCTGACCAGTTGAAGTCAACGTGATCATATCAGACTGCGCTTCATTATTATAAGCACCACCCTTTTTACGAGCAGGAATGAAACCACGAAATGCTTTAGTAGTAGACATGTTTCATCTCCTTAATTATGAGGAAGTTACTCCTGAAAATTAGGAACCCTTCCTCTGGTTGTTACTGACTTACTTGTATTAGAAATTGGCATTCTGGAGTCAGAGTTTTTCATTAGTTGTGCATTTACTGCATCCATCATATCATTAGCTTTGCTCTCATAATGCTTCTTTCTTGCCTTTACCTTGCCAGTTGGCATCTTAGCCAACGCCAAGTCTCCACGACAGACTGCACCAAGGTAACGACCTTCATCCCTTACGAAGGATGTAATCGCCATTTCAGGAACCTCATCAGGAGTTACGAAGACCCATCCTTCCTGTTGTTTCTTACCAACATTCATTATGTCATCTGAACCTTTCACAGATATGCGTAGCCAACGAAGACTCATGCCTTCATTGTCAAACCGTGCTTTTACTGTATCAGGGATACTGAGGGCATCTGGCTCCTCAAAGGTCCACTCTTCTTCTCGTGTTTCATTTTCCCTTTGTTGATTACTACGTAGTTCATTTCGTGTATTCATCTTATTTCTCCCACGCTACTTATTGTAAACATCTGTATACTCACCGCCAGACTGATCTATTTTAAGCTTTTCGGCAGCATACGTTTCAAGTGGTATATTCCATTTATGAGCAAGTCTTAAATCTTCTTGCGAAAGTTTAATTTTGTTCCTGGAGTGCGGAGAAGAGCGAGAACCCCCCGACACCACTTGAGCAGGTTTTGACGTAGCCGAAGTAACAGGTACTTCAGTTTCCTGCACACGTTCCTGAACTTCTCCAAACTTATGTGGAAAAGCCGTTTTAATCCTGTTATCAATTTCTTGATAAAATTCTTCATCATTAGGGCTATACCCCTCTTCTTTTAATTCGGCATCTATTGCCAGAGCCGCTGCTGTCATAATTTTATCCTGTCCAAACCATTCATTTTTTGATGCCCAATCTTCTGCACCTGCATCAGGACTTGGTACGTCTCTGGGCTGAACAGCCTGTCTTACAGGTGGAGGAGAAGCCTCTACTTCCTCTTGAAAATTAAGCTTTGCTGTTGTTACAGTTTTTAAATCTGCTTGAGCATCATTAAGCATTTCCTGTGCTTTAAGAACTTTATTTTTGTCTCCTTCTTCAAAAGCTTCCAGATAAAATGCTCTGGCAAGTTCTATCTTATCTGTTAATTGCTTTTCTGATGTATCCAGAGTAAGCTTATTAATTTCTTTTACTTCTATATCTTTTGAACTAAGTCGCTGTACCAGTTCTTCGTTGTGTCGGATAAGAGCAGTAATTTTATTATCACGATCTTTTCGTTGCTTAACAAGTTGCCTGATTCTTTTTTGCGCTCCCTGCGTCTCTATACCTTCAAGTTCAGAAGCTGCCTCCTCTTTAGGCGCATCTTCTTCCTGTATTACTTCTTCTTCTTTTGGTTCCTCTACCTCTTCTTCTATTTCATACTCTACTTCAGATTCTGTATTGGAAACATCCACTGTGCTCCAAGTATCGTCTTCTACCATAATAACCTCCGTTGTTTACGAGACAAACGATTTAACGTATCTATTTGCATACTATTATACCACACTTTTAGTCATATCACAAATTATGCAGACCCTTTTCCTAAATTAAATGTAGGATCAAGGTCTTTTGGATCAATTACACGCATAATTATCTGATCATCAAACAAAAGAATTAGCCTTACATTCTGGTAATAAAGCTTTGTACCAGCATGTTTACCATAACAAATGTAGTCTCCTACCTGACACCAGTTTCCATTGGGAAACTTGTCAATATCTTTATAGGCCAGATCGCCCAAAGCCATGACTCGTCCCACTGTAGTAAGATAAGACATGTCATCTCTGGTTGAATCAGGAATAAATATACCACCTTTTGTTCTACTCTTTACTGAAACAGGTCTTACCAGTACATGGAAGCCTGGCAAGTCTGGAAGAATATCTGGATCATCAGTTTCGATTTCATCTGAAATCCACTCATCATTTTTTAACGCATTACCTAACTGTACTTGTTGCATCTTAATCCTCTTTATACATCCTTTTCTTTACAATATCTGTTAAATTAGTTCTGGCCCAATCTATTCCCGAAATAGACCCTACGAGCTGTCTATAGTGAGGATAGTCTTCAGCCGATCCGTTACCCAGTGTTGTTTTTAATTTCTCAATCTCACTATTAAACTCCTGTATGATCTCGTCCCAAATATCCATTAGCCGTACATGGCATTCTTACGAGATTTCTTTTTTGGATTTGGCATTTCATATGAGTCCTTATCCCATTCGTTGAGAACACTCCTCATACTACGTGCGCCTGCAACCCCTGCTTTAATAGGATCACCAAAACTTTTACCTTTACTCTTAACATGTTCAGGATAGCCTTTACCCTTTTTCATCATTACTATTCTCCTTTCTTCATTTCTTCAATAGACATTTTTGATAGTGTATTTAACTGAGTAGCTTCTATATCTTTTTCATCTTTCATTTGTTCAATCTGTATCTTTGTCAGGTTATCCATTGCTTTTATATTTGTTTTAGATTCTCTATCTGCTTCTGCCTTCTCTCTCTTGAAGTTATCAGAGGCACCAGATTTAAGAATATCCAGAATCTGTTCGTTCTCGTCAAGCTCAAGCTTCTTGTTCTTGAGTTCAAGTTCAGCAGCCTGTACTGCTGTATCAGACTGAAGTTTCTGTTTTTCAAGTTCAACCTTGGCCTGTTCCAGTGCAACAAGCTGTTGTTCAGGTGACTGTGCCATACCCATAGCCTGATTTGCATTCATAACTTGCTGGGCTGCCTGTGCCATTATCATTTCTACAGTTGAAGGCTGTTGCGCCTGTTCAGGAGGAAGCTGTTGCATTAACTGTTGAGTAATTCCATTTATCTGTTCCTGATATTTCATTATTGAATGTTCCTGAATATTGGATTCAATAATGGGACGTACTCTTTCCATTATAGGATTACCACCATTCTGCGGGTCTTGCAGGTATGTGATCTTAACCTGAATATGGGCATCATGGTTCTGACCTGGAAAGGCTGCAATAGGTACTCCTTTTGTTGCTGCCATTATATCTGATACTGGATCAAGCTGTTGTGGTTCAATCTTTACTGGAAGTATCTGTTCAATATTAGGCATGTTTGCCGCATTAAGAATAGTACGATTGAGTTCTTCCAGATTAAACATTCCAGGTGGTGACTGTTGGGCCATCTGAAGTGCCATGTTTGCCAGCATCATACGATGAGCATTGCTGGGAATATTAGGATCAGATACAGGAACTATATCTATCCTGCCATCAAAATCCTGTTTGAAAATACTCCTGTCTTCAAAGGGTACTTCATAAGGATATTCACTTGGAAGGTAGTCATGGTCAATACTGGCAAGAATCCTGAACTCGTCTTTCTGTGATTTATGTAATCGCTTATGTATGGCTGTGAAGAATTTACTGCTGGCTTCCAGTAAAGCCATGGTTGTTCCCACAGGCCCATAGGAGGCAGCATCAGAAATAACCTGTTCTGTGCTATCCGCAAACTTCTGACCAGCAGCAGTTACGAACCCAAGCATCTGAAAGAGCGTTGAGGAAGGCTCCTTGTAGGGCAGGGGAATTATAGCCCTAGACAAATCAATTCCAGTTGCTTCGACCTCCTTGAACTCGCCAGGTGCTATGGGATCATTATCCCCTACCATCCTGACTCCCTTGGCCTTGAATCCTCCTGGTAAATTGGCAAACTGACCTGCATCAATCAAGGAGCGCATAGCAGCGGTTGCCGACATGGTGAGATTACCTAGGAAATGGATTAGGCCCAATCCGTAAAAACCAAAGCCTGGTACAAACCTGTAATGAACGAAATGATTTCGTTTCTCTTTGTTTATGTCATCCTGCTTATAGTTTCTACGAATACTCAAAACTTGTTTGGATTGTTCCTCTACTGTTACAATATAGGGAAGTGCAACATCTTCTTCTTCTATGTCAAGATAACAATGTTGCTCAAGCAATACATACTGAGGATCATTATCATATGAGGGAGACAATCCAAGAATTGTATCCATCTTATCTGAAAAAGCTGTTGGTGATAACTGTGAAGGCATGGGAAGATCAATATCTTTATAGACGCCTGCTACCATGTCTCTTTGCAGATCAACAGGACTCTTGTGTATCACATGTGTATACCTGTCAGCATTCCTCAGATCAGTGGCATAGTAGGATATATAAAATTGATCTATAGGTACAAATTCGGATACTGGTCTTTTCAGTGTAGAGCTATAGTAAATCTTTTTAAATGCTGATCCTATCAGGGGGAGATGGAAAAGCATTCTTTCAAACTCATCAAAGTACTCTGGCATCTGTTCTGTGAGTTGATAGTTCATAAAGTTCTGAACACGATTGGATTGCAACTCTTTCTCTGGAGTTGACTTACCAAGTATCTGTGTCTTTACTGGACCACCTGATGGGAATAATTCACCTGAAGCCTTGGACTGAAACTTAACAGTAGATTCAATCAGAAGTGGATGTACTGCTGTACATGCACCTTCAAATGGTTCGGACCCTTCTTCCAGCTTTAGTCCCAGAAGATCAAAGCCCCTTTCAAACATGGACTCCCAATCACCTCTGGAATCCTTGTCTGCATTATAATTTTCAATAACATTATGTGCAACGTCTGTCAGAAAATCATCTTCCAGCGTATCACAAATATCTCCATACCATTCACTCAGTTCTTCTGAAGGTTCCATTTCTACAGATTCTTGTGAAAAATCTACAATGACACCACCATCAGTTGGATCAATTTCCATATTAACATTAGAGTTCTCTGGCTGAACCATTTCAATAATATTGGTTTCTTCCGAAGGTTTCATCATATCAAAGGGATTACGTTCCGTTGCCATTTAGCTATCCTATACTGTAAGCGTTTCTAAACCAGAAGGAGTTGATTCAGCCAAGAATTTTCTGTATTCACTTGATATTCTATTAAGAGATGCTTCTGGATTCTCGCTCAAGTAGTTTGCCTTAAATTTTTCAAAAGATATCGGCAATTTATATGAAGCCCCTGGAACTCGTGGACCTCTTAATCTAGTGGGTGTTAGAAACTCTTTACCTGATGCATAGACAGGCGCTAGAGGAACTACAGGAGGAGTATATGGTACTGGCGGTATTCTAATCCTGTCCTCACCACCACTATCTTGCTGGCTTGCATATTCATTAATTTGTTGATCTAGGTCTGCTTGTTGTTCCAGTTGTGCAGCAAAATCAGCTACCGCTTCTTCTTCAAAATCATCTCTAATAGGTGCAGTGGGATCATCTAGTATGCGTTGTTGTGCTATATTGTCTCTTTCTGCCGCTGGAAGACTAGATAAACTCGTTTTCGGTTTGTCTTCAGAAAATAAATAATTCGTTCCAATCTTAAGCGGAGAGTACTCAGGTGCTAACATAGCACTAAGATAACCTCCAGGTCCAGAACCAAGCGCCATAGCAGCCGCTCCTTTTCCCACCGTTTTCGCAAAGTCAGCGATACCTTTACCGAATTGACCAGTAGCAAAAGACAAAGCATCTGGGCCTGAAAAAGATAGTCCTCTTGAAACAGGGTCTATCTCAACATTAACATCTAGACCCATCTTTGCCGCCGTCTCTACAGCATCTTGAATAGCCATTTGCTCAGCTCTACTTACTACAGGAGAATCGGCTTGCAATGGAATAGCACCAGCAAGAGAAGTAACATCTTCAAGTCCTAGCAAAAAATCTTCTTCTTCAGCCCAAGCTGATCGTGCGGCTTCTGCTTCTCTTTCTTTCTGAGCAGCGGCAGCACGGACGGCAGCAGCATTGGCAGTAGCAGTGGCTTGCTCAGCAGGAGTCTTGCTGGACCATTGTTCAAAAGTTATTGGAGACGGCTGACCTCTTGTAACGTCAAAGTATGCTGCTTCATCAGGATCAAGACCATAGGCTGCTGAACCAGTACCTGCTGCGGCAT